ATAAATTGTCTTTTACCAGTTTTCCAAGGATTACCTGCACTCGTATTACGATTAATTTTATCAACATATGCTACACCAGGTGCCCCATTTATAGCTGTAAAATTATCATAAACTTTGAGTTCAGTTAAATCAATTCCCGAATCAATAATATCTTGCATAAAACAATCTTGAACATGCTCCACAATACTTGGATCAAATTTTGTAACAGGATTGACCATATCAAGAGCGGCAATTCGCCATGGTTCATAACCCTTCATAACTGGTGCTCCATGTTTAATTTTATAATTATGTTTAGATAAAAAATGAGCCATAGGGCTTAACTCAACACTAGATTTATGTGAAGGTCTAAAACCTTTAAATGAACCATATACACATGCTGTACCATCAGATATATATCTAAAAACAGATTTATGATGAAGTTCTCCTATTTCACGTTTAGCACTAATTGATGATAATTCCGGTGTACCACTTTGAATCGTATACATATCCTCAACAACAATATTATTAAGAATTTTATTATTAATATTAATGGATGCTACATTCAAAGTATGTTCATTACCAAGCATATGGATACCCATAATGATATACCCTTTAACGGTTTCTCCAATAAGGATAGATCCACAATCACCCAATATAGTGGGTAAAACAGCTTTACCAGTCCACATATTGGAAGAAAATCCCTCTAATGGTACTTTAATATCATTACTCTTTTGAATAACTTTAACATTATTTTGAAGAATACCACCATCATACTGTCTTGATAAATAAAAACCATTGGTTTTAATATCAATATCCTCATTTGAAAAATACTTAATTATATCTTTCTTTGGTGGAAGATTTGGTAATGTAATGATTAAAATATCATTGGTAAAATCTCTGACAATCATAGATTCTGAGATTTTGAAAGTTAAATTTTCAGTGATACCATCAGCGCGATTACTAGTAATAACAGTTAAATCTTTAGCTTCAGTCAATACAGGTATATTATGATTATTAGTTAAATACTTTTGACCTTTCAAACATATCGCTTTACTGGGAATAACTTTCCCTAAGCGTGTATGGAAATTAAAATGAACACAATTGTTACGTATGTTACTAATAAAAGTATCTCTATCCATACCTTTTGAAGATAAAGTTTGACGAGTTAAATCAAAGGTAGATAACACAAAATTATCATTAGTCCATACATTTTCTCTTTCATCTTCAGTTGCCATAGGAATAACTCCAATCCTACTGGAAATACCACTCTGCGTGTTTAATTTACGATAATACTTGACAATCCGGGATATTATAAGTAATACACCAACAAAGGATACCAAGAAAATTGGATAACCAATATTCTTCTGAACTGTGTCACCAATAGATTTCATTCTCAATTTTAAATATTGTTTGCGTCGTGTATAACTTAAATGCGCCCACAAATACGAGCGCATATAAATATGCCACGTACAATGTGAAATCAAATTATAAACATATATTTTCACAAAATATAGTGCTACTCGTAAAATAAGTGACCAGAAAAATTCGCACACATCTGAAATGAAGCCTGTAAAAATATCTGCAGATTGAATCACACAATCACAATTACCTATAGGCAAGTAACATGTTTGACAAACTTGGATGGTTTTCATAGCATTAACTGATTCTTCAACTTTATTTTGATTATTATCGAAATCAATAATAGCTTGATTATACCATTTAAGCATATCAATAATACCAACATTTTCATGTATAGTTTCTATTTCTGCGATTTTCTGTGGATCAGTAGTTTTCCGTGTAAGAACTTTTTGAATAGTCCACAACCAATAATCAGGATATTGTCCATCAATATTAATTGTTTTAGATGAATCCAAAGTTCCATCATTATTTGCAAACTCTTCACGAACCACAGGTGTAATAATAAATGGAAATCTACGTTGTACAGCAGATGGATGACTAAAATAGTAATGAGCATTAAGATTCTTGACATTTGTGGTTCCAATAACCAATCTACACTTCATAGGTGTTCTTCCTTTATCAGATAAATCTGCCTGATCCGGTACAAATGGTACACTGTTAACAATTTGGATTAATTCCATCATAGAATCATCTCCATTAGGTGCTTTATTTGGATGTACAGCTCCAATATCATCTAAAACAAGACCCCATTGTGACGTACAAAAACCATACCAAAAATTTGCAGCAGCATTTCGCGTGTACAAAAAAGATGGATCATTATCTAAATTTTTAACTTTAGCATACTGATTAAAAATTATATCTTTGATGGTACTTTTACCAATACCTGATTCACCAAAAATAAGTACAGAAAATGGTGCTTTCCGATGTTCTCGAGCAGCTCTCTTCGTACATAAATCACAGTTTATAAATTTAAGATCACTGACAATCGAACGTAAAAATCGTTTGTCAGTATCACTTAACTTAGTTGAATGTGATAAAATATTGTCACCTTTCTCAATCATATCATCAAGGTTGGCTCTAAAGGAACTT